CTAAGCTATCAGCGAGTTTTAAAGTCGTTGGAGCTACGCAGAGACATCGAAAAGTCAATCGGTGACACAGATGTAGCACGTTCAGCTTCATCACCTCGCAAGTCAGCTTCACTGTCATGCTGGATCACAAACGGTTCAGTCGGTGGAGGTTCTGGTGCTTTTGCAACAGGCGATGGCACAGACGCAATAACAAACGGTGATGACCGTGCACTGACACTGGCTCTGATTGAGGACGGAATGCAGGACGCATGGACAGACGGAGGCAATCCAAAGCTGTTGGTTGCATCTGCAACAAACCGTGCGAACTTCTCAGACCTGTCTGCTTCAGGCAATCTGGTCAGCAATGATGTCAACATGACAGCGGCTAAGGCAACAACATACGTTGGCTCAACTTCTGTGTTCTTGACAGATTTTGGCACCTTGGACGTGGCGCCGTCACGCTTCCTAAGCAATGACCGCATCTTCCTGATTGACCCAGACTTTGCATCACTTTGCACACTGAACGGACGTAATTTCGCAGAAAACGAAATTGCCCGCACAGGTGACGCAGAGAAAATGCAACTGGTCACAGAATGGTCACTGAAAGTGATGGCTCCAAAAGCCCACGCAATGATCTTGGACCTTAGCGGTTCCTAATAACCACAGGTGGGGCGGGCAACCGCCCCATCTCTTCTAGGGGGAGCATATGAAAAGAAACCTTATCTCAGACCCGACCACTGGCAAGGAAATCAATCTGCGCCAAGAAAGTGACGGGTCATCTTATATTGAGCAGACCCAAAAGTTCGACAACCTGCTGAAACTTAATAAGCATATGGCGGATGACTGGAAGTATGGTCAGATGCGCGGTACACAGAAGCACATGGCTCATGTGGCGGAAATACCGAATATATTGTATGCTGAACTCGTACAGAAGTTTGGCAAGCCTGCTGACAACCCGAAGGCGTGGAAGCAGTGGCTGAATGATTCTGAAAACAGAGCGTTTAGAACAGGCGGCGGTAAATTATGAGCATAGGTACTTATCAGGAGTTGAAGGACGCGATAGCCAACTTTCTGGCCCGTGATGACCTGACAGCGCAGATACCCAACTTTATCCAGCTTGCAGAAGCACGGATGAGCAGGGAACTGGAGACACGCGAACAGGAAAAGCGGGCTACTGCTACCCTTACAGCAAATGATGAGTATGTAGCCCTACCGACTGACCTGCGCGAAGTGCGCGAGGTAAAGCTGAATACATCACCGACAAAGGTGCTTTCATACTTCAGCCCGTCAGGTCTGGATACGCAGTATTCCTCAAACGGCCAAGGCAGGCCGGAGGGCTACAGCATTATCGGCAAGGAGCTTAAACTGCGCCCAATACCAGACAGCACTTACGAGGCTGAGATTGTTTACATAGGCACATTGGATTCTCTTAGCGATACCAGCACCCCGACATTGTTTCTTAGGAGCCCTGATCTGTATTTGTACGGCGCACTAACAGAGGCATACGCCTATTTATTGGATGAGGGCAGAGCGGCACAGTATGACGCGAAGTTTTCACGCGGTTTGGAGGAAGTAAAGGTTGATGAACAGCGGGCTCATTACGGGACAGGCTCGTTGCACATTACAAGTATTTATTCACGACAAAATGCAGTAGCGGAGACTTAAACTATGTCAGCAATGTCAGATTATTTAGAGAATGAAATTCTCGACCATATACTGGGGACGGGCTCTTATACCATGCCAAGCGCGGTGTATGTGGGCTTGTCAACAGGTTCATTCAATGATGATAACAGCGGGACAGAACTTAGCGGTTCTGGTTACACTCGAAAAGCTATCACTTTTGGGGCGGCTTCTTCAGGCACGGCAAGTAATAATGCCGCTGTTGAGTTTCCTGCCGCAACTGGGTCATGGGGCACAGTAAGTCATTTTGGAATCTTTGACGCTTCATCCAGCGGAAACTTATTAATACATGGTGCTCTGACAGCCTCAAAGGTAATTGCTTCTGGTGATATACTGAAGATTGCAGTTGGCGATATGGACATTACCGCCGCATAGGTGAGATATGTCTACAACAGCACCCCTCGACAGGATAACTGGCACCCTAGATAGCTACACCGTCACGCTTGATACTCTTGGCGACAAATTGTCATGGACCGCTGTTGCGCTGGATCATATGGACGGCTGGGGTGTTCTGGACAGTTGGAACTACGGCACGTTAGACACCCTCGCCCTTGAGGTTAAGATTGCCGAGGGGACTGCGGCGACAACCGTTACAGCAACAGGCACGGCAGAACGGGTAAAGGGCGTATCAGCGGCTGTTACAGCGTCCGTGACAGCCTCAACAGGCACAACCCGTATAAGGACAGCGGCGGCAACAGCAACTGTTCTCAACACGGTTGCAGCGGCGTTCCTGAGGGTGCGTCCGTTTGAGGCTCTGGTTAGTGCTGTTGGCACTGCAACAATGGTTGGCACACGAGTTCGCCCTGCATCAGCCTCAGCCAGCATAGCTATCACAGGGACAACTGGAACAAACTTTGTTACACTAGCGGCGGGCACTGCTGACATTGCAGCTACTGTAGCGGGCAATATCACAGTGACCTTTGATGGTGCGTCAACTGCTGAAATAGTTATTACTAGCAGTTTATCATCGAAGCTGTTGGGCGAAGATTGGATAGATGCAATAATAGGGTCAGAGACTTGGACAGATGTAATCGCGGGCTCTGAGGTGTGGACACAGGTGCAAACTGGCACAGAAACGTGGGCGAGACAATGATACCTTTTGGCGAATGGCTACCAGATCAGCCAGACCACATGAACGCTGGCGTAGTTACAGCGACAAACGTGATTCCTTCCGCGTCAGGCTATAAGCCGTTCCCGCAGTTGATTAGCTACAGCAATGCCGCTACCGCTACCATTCGCGGCATATATGCGGCTAAGGACAATGACGGCAACGTGGCTCTGTTTGCTGGAGACAGCGGCAAGCTGTACAAATTCACGCCGTCAACAAACAACCTCACAGACGTAAGTAAAGCAGGCACTCCAGCTTATGACCTGACTGGCAACGAGAAATGGCGTTTTGTTCAGTTTGGCCAATATGTCTTAGTGGCAGGCGGTATAGGCGAAGAAATACAAAAGTGGGACTTGTCTACAGACACGGCTTTCAGCAACCTTGGGGGCTCACCTCCAAACGCTGAGTTTATCGCTGTTGTCAGAGACTTTATCTGGACGGCTAACATCGAGGACAGCGGCGGGCGGGTGCCCTTTAGAACAAGATGGTCAGCGTTTAATGCTATTGATAGCTGGACTGTAGGAACGGATCAGGCTGACTTTCAGGACCTTCCTGACAGCGGCGCAATCACTGGCCTCGTGGGCGGTGAATATGCGACCATTCTTTGTGAGAGGGCTATATTCCGTGCAACATATACAGGCCCCCCATTAATCTGGCAGTTCGACAGGGTTGAATCACAAATAGGCTGTAAACTGGCGGGGTCTGTGTGCAATTATGGTTCATTGACTTTCTTCCTGTCTGACAATGGATTCCACGCATTTGACGGTCAGAAAGCTACACCTATCGGCAACGAAAAGGTGGATAAGTTTTTTGAAAAAGACTTCAATGATAACTACAAAGATAATGTTTCCGCCGCTGTTGACCCACTGAACCAGATAGCTGTCTGGTCATACCCGTCCGTTGCAAGCACAAGCGGCGACTGTGACAGACTGTTGGTCTTCAACTATGCACTGAACAGATGGTCGTTGGTAGACGTAACAACCAACTTTATAGCCCCGTTTTTTAGCGGCGGTTATACAATGGATAATCTCGATAACTTGTCAGCTACGCTAGACGGCCTGACAACTGTTCTTGATAGTCAGTTGTTCCGTGGTGGTGAATATTTCTTTGGCGGTGCTATAGGCAACAAACTGGCTACCTTTACAGGGGACCCTTTAGCCGCGACCATTGAGACAGGCGAGGTCGGCATAGCCAAGGGCAAGCACGGCATAGTGACCCGCGTTTATCCATACTTTGAAGATGGCTCTGTGACTATGGAAGTCGGCACCCGCAACACCCCTACATCAGCGGTGACGTTTACAAGCCCCGTAGCAATGAACGCTGACGGTTTCTGTCCGTTCCGTGCACAGGGACGGTATCACCGCACCCGCATGAACCTGACAGGTAACTGGTCAAACGCACAGGGGCTCGATGTTGATGCCAGAGAGATAGGCAGGCGATAATGGGCAAAACGGCAAACTTCCGTATTTTAAACCCCGTTACGGCTACCACGCGAATGATTGCTGAGGTGCTAAACGGCGCGATGAACGGCAAGGTGAACTGCCACGGTGACGTGACTTTACCATCTGGCGGCGCAGACGTGACCGTTACAGACCCACGAGCAAGCAAGGAAAGTGTCATTTTATTGGAGCCCCACACAAGTAATTATTACCACCACAATCCTTATATTAAAACTAAAAATGACGGGTCTTTTGTTATAGGGCAAGCAAACAACGGGCAGAGTACGGATATAAGTTATGTCATCATTGGCTGACGAATTTGAGCGTTGCGCGGATTACATTGAATCGGCACTTGTGTATGCTGGCCATAGCCATACGCTACAGGACGTTTGGCAAGCTATAACCAATAAACAAGCGGCATTTTTTCCTTACGAAAAATCTGCTATAGTTGTGGAGATAGTTGATTACCCCCAGAGGGCAACCTGTCGCATATGGCTTGCTGGTGGCGATATGGACGAGCTTCTGGAGGCTGAGAAAGAACTCCGTGTGTGGGCCAGAGAACGTGGTTGTGAGAGCATGGAGATTATTGGTCGGAAGGGCTGGGAGCGAGTGCTCACAGAATATAAACCATCAGCAGTTATATTGACGAAGGAACTTTAAGATGAGTAAAGGCGGCGGCAAACAGAGAACGATTACGCAGACCACTGGGCCCAGTGCTTTTGCAAAGCCGTTCATTGAGTATGGCATGGAAGAGGCGAAGGACCTGTACCAATCAGCTATGCCTCAGTATTTTCCTGAATCAACGGTAGTTGGCTTTAGCCCTGAAACAGAGATGGCTCTGGCTGGATACCGTCAGCAAGCCGCCGCAGGTTCTGAATTTATCCCTGCTGTTCAGGATGTAGTCATGCAGAACCTGATGGGCACTAACCCGTTACAGCAGGCGGCGTTTAACCCAGTTGTGGAGCGGATGCAAGCTGAAGCCGCAAAGGCAGGCCGGTATGGCTCTGGGTATGGTCAGGGGGCCATAGCTTCAGCATTGGCACCTATGGCTTACCAAGCGCAACAGGCGGCGATTGCACAGGCTCCAGCGGCCAGAGAGTTTGGCTTTGCTGACCTTAAAACTTTAGCGCAGGTAGGCGCGGCCCGTGAGGCTCAGGAGCAGGCAGAACTGAGCGCAGATATCGAGCGGTTCCAGTTTGAGCAGATGCGCCCAGCACAGAAGCTGGCGGATTACATGACAATGATACAAGGCGGTTCAGGTGCGTTGGGCAGTCAGCAGATCACTCCGCAGTTCCGCAACCCTGCTCTGGGCTTCCTATCCGGCGGTATGGCTGGCGCACAAATGGCGCAGATGATGGGAAGCACTAATCCATACTATATGCTCGGCGGTGCGTTGTTAGGAGGTCTGGCATAATGAGCCCATTTTTAAGAAATATGAGGATGCCACGGCAAGGCAGTGCCGCAGGGACACAAGCGTTTCTTGAGGCTATACAGCCACGGCCTATGGGGCCACGAGTTGGAGCATTACCGCCTCAGCTTGCTGGCCCTCCTATGAGGCAAACAACCCCTCCATTTCCGTTAAGAGCTGGCATGGCAGGTGCGGCAATGCGGCCAAGACCAACCGCCTCTGCAATGACCCCATTACAGCGCGATATTATGACAAAAATGGGCTACGGCGGCATGACCCCACCGGCCCCAAAAACTCCAGCCAGTGGTATTATGGGCAGGCTCCCCGCAGTCGGCACCCCTGCATTTGAAGGTTTAGCACAGGCGGCGGCAACGGGCCTACAACTGTCAGGATACCGTGACCGGCCTATCACCACTGGTGAGGGGCTAGGTGCGATGTTTGGCACAGGGATGAAAGCGTACTCAGAAGCAAAACGTGCTAATCTAGCAGACCAAATTGCTTTAGCTGAGTTGGAGGCAAAAACCACTAAATCTGGGGCACTTGAAGGTAAATCTATTTTTGCACAAACTGGCAATACCCTCTTAGAACTTGCTCCTAAGATAAAGTCTGGTAAGGCTACAGCCACAGAGAGAGCACTTTACGCCTATGCTTATGGGGCTGTTTCTAAGCCACAAATACAAACAACCTTTGACCAAGATGGTAATAAAACAATTACAGAAATACCTGCACAAGACTTGCCTCAAGATTTATTTCCTAGACCAGAGGGTTTCCGTGACCCATTAACGACAACTCAACCAAGTGCTAAATCCCTCAAAGACGCGGCAAAATTAAAAGACACCCTTAAAATGCTACAAAATCTTAACGCTTACCGACAAACTTTAGAAGATCCAGAGTTTGATCTGGTGTCTCAAGCTGGCGGTGCTTTAGGCTTCCCAAGTGGTCTGGCGGCTACAGCGCAATCTCAGGCTCAGGCTCTCAGAATGGACCTAAAGAAGCTCTATGAATTGGGCGCACTTGTGGGCGGGGATTTTCAAATTCTTGACTCTTTATTAACAAGCCCAAATTCTGCTGATGCGATTAGAGGCGGCAGAGATTTGCTTCTGTCACAAATAGACCAGCTAGAAAGACAACTTGAGTTAGACATGGGTATGAAGGATGTGACGTTAAGAGGCACAAAATCAATACCAATCGTAGCAAATTCTAAAGAAGAATATGACGCCGCTCCTAATTATACATACGTTAGGTTGCCAAATGACAAAATTGTGTACAAAGACCCTAGAGGGAATTAATAAAGATGTCTCAAAAAAACTGGTACGATGATATTCAGGGTGCGGTAGATGTCACACCGCCTTCTGGCAGGGGTAAGTTTGATTTTTACCGAGACATTGCCAGAGCGGCTGGTCAGGGCCTTAGCCTTGGTTTTGGTGATGAGATAGAGGCGGGGATAACGTCTTTTTTTAGTAAGAAGCCATACTCTGAAATTGTCAAGGAAATACGCGAAGATATAAACCAGTTTAAAGACAAATCTCCAGTGGTTGCATATGGTGCAGAAATACTAGCCTCTATGATTACAGGCGGCGTTGGCACTGCCCGTGCTGTTGGCGCAAATGTTGGCAGAGAAGCTATAAAGCGGGCTGGGTTAGCAGGCGGCGCAGAAGCCGCAATATACGGCGCAGGAACTGGCGAGACACCCGAACAGCGCATTATGGGCGCAACTATAGGCGCACCTGTTGGCGCAGTGACAGCGGGGTTAGGTCAAAAATATATGCCAGCATTACAGGAGGGCGCAAAGTCCATGCTAAAGCGTGGCTACCCCCTGACAATGGGGCAGGCAGTTGGAGGTAAAGTTAGCTCAATAGAGCAAAAAATGTCTCTTCCGTTTTTGCAGGAATCAATACAAGAGGCTCGGCGCAGGCCACAGCAAATGTTCGTGCGCGAGACTATTGACGAAGCCCTAAAGCCTCTGGGCGTAAAAGTGCCGGAAGGGTTTACAGGAGAAACAGCCGTAGACTTTGCTGAGGATGCTATTCAGGAGGCTTACGCGAAGGTTGTGCCAAAAGCAAAGTTTAGCACAGCGGCTCCAGATGCAGAGATAGAAAGCATCCTGCAACAGGCACTAAAAGACGGCGTTTTTGACGCAGACGATTTAAAAAAGTTCAGAAAAGACTTAGCAGAAGCATACACCTCAAAGAAAAGAAACGGTGCTATGACGGGTGAGCTTTTCAAGGAAGCGGAAAGCGATATATCCTCAGCCATTCAATCATTCCGTATGTCTGGGAACCGCAGACAGGCTCGTGTCATGCGGGATATTCAAGGTGTTCTCAGGGACCAGTTTGCCAAGCAAAACCCAGACCTGCCTGACCTGCAAGCGGCGAACAAGGCTTATAGAAATATGCGCCCGATTGTTAAGCTGTCTGACAGAAAAGTTGCTACTGGCGGTGAATTTACTCCGGCGGCGTTAGTTAAGGAGGAGACACGAGGTCGCGCCAGAACTTCACCTGAGGTTGTCAGAGCTAGAGAGGCCAGAGACATTTTAGGCCAGACTGTGCCGGACAGTGGCACTGCTTCCAGAATGTTACTTGCCTCGCCATTCACAGCTTACACACCGAAAAGAGCTTTAGGGTTAGGCAGTCTTGTAGCAGGATCAGCATTATATGAATTTCCTAAATTGGGGGCTAGGCTTGGTAAAGGGGACCAGTTAAAGGGTGCTGTCACTGCCCCAGCAAGATTTATGAGGGCCCTAGCCCCAGCCGCTGGTGAAGCCGCTCCGTCAGCTATGGGCGGGCTACTGTCACCTGCCGAGGCTGGCGAAATGCCCATAGAGGATGTAGTGTCGATTGGTGGCCGTAATTATGCTATAACAAATCAGGGCGCGACCATGACCCTGCTAGGAGACTAAAATGGCAAAGACTAAAATATCAGAATACAGCGCAACCGCTAGTTCAAACACGGACATTGATTCGATTGATCTGGGCGAGGGCACAATGGTGCCAAGCGATGTTAACAACTCGCTCAGGGAAATGATGGCGCACCTTGCGGACATGAACGCAGGAACATCAGCCATACAGGACACCTTTACCCTGTCAGACCCTACAGACGACACTAAGAAGATGCGGTTCGATGCTGTGGGTATTACGGCTGGCAACACTCGTGTATTTACCGCCCCTGACAGCGACCTGACTATTGCTGGGATTGATATTGCTCAGGAGTTTACAGCCGCGCAAAACTTTAACGCAACAACTCTGACAGACGCGGCAACCATTGCATGGGACACTTCAGCTAATCAGGTGACATCTGTGACGCTAGGTGACAACCGCACAATGGGGGCCCCAACTAACCTGAAAGACGGCGCAGTGTATGTGCTGATCGTAATACAGGACGGAACTGGCTCACGCACTCTCAGCTTTAACAGCGTGTTTAAATTTACAGGGGGCACTGCCCCAACACTGACCACTACAGCGTCAGCCCGTGACATTCTGGTGTTTGTCAGCAATGGCACTAACCTCTATGAAATTGGCAGAAGCCTGAACCCATCCTAAGGGGATAACATGAGCGGTATTTTTTCAATAGCTGGTAACAGCGGGGCTGAGTCATCTAGTTTTTACAGCCATTCTATTAGTCAATCGTTGCGGCTTGAGGATGGGGACACGGCGCACCTAAGTCGTACCCCTTCATCTGCTGGAAATTCCCAAACATTTACATTTAGTGCGTGGGTCAAACGAGGAAATTTGCTAAGAAACTCAACTGACTGGATGAGCCTTTTTGGGGCTGTTTCATCTAATTTAAATTTTTACATTGCCTTTAACTTGGCGACTGGAGGCACTCTTGATATTGGGCAAGGCGCAACAGTTTACAGGCGAACCAACGAATTGTTCCGTGACCCTAATGCTTGGTATCATATAGTGGTTACGTCAGATACCACTAATGCAACTGATGCTGATAGATTGAGGGTCTACGTTAACGGAAGCCAGATAACCACCTTTAGCTATAGCGGAACTATTACTCAAAATGGCAACTGGTATGTAAACACCACTGTCCCGCATGGTGTGGGTGCTATTTTCCCATCTGGCGTTGCTGGTTATAGTTTTGATGGTTACATGGCAGAAGTGAATTTCATAGATGGTACTGCATTAGATCACACATCTTTTGGCGAAACAAAAGCAGGAATCTGGATACCTAAAGACACATCTGGTCTGACATTTGGCACAAATGGTTTTAAATTAACTTTTGCTGAAGCTGGTGACTTAGGTGCAAGCAGTTCGCACACAGTTCATGATATTTTCGGTGATTCATCTGCTGTTGCTACATATTTATTTGATGGAAGCATTGTTGATGCTGGCGGCAATTATGACGGCACAACAACAAGCGTTACATTCGCTGATGGTATCGTAGGAACACAAGCTGGTGTTTTTAATGGGACAAGCAGTAAGTGGGAAGCAAATACCCATCTTTTAGGCGCACACGCTACTGCTCAGAGCTTTTCTCTTTCTGGTTGGTTTCAAGTTTCAGCAAATTACAAATATTTGGTTACGGATGGATATGCTGGCACTGGTGGTGGTTATTTCGCTATACACACAAATGGTAGTGGTGGCCTTGCTGTTGGCACTGGCGATGCGTCTGGTTCTAGTAGCATCGCTATTAATGGTTCTGAGACAGTAACAGATGGCGAGTGGCATCATTTTGTATATACGAGTTCTGTTAGTAGCGGAACAGCAACAGGTAAGTTATGGGTAGATGGAAATTATGCGGGAACAGATACAACAACATCCACTATCGCTTACAGCAATGAAACTGCGTTTGGTTGGTTTGCGTATGCAAATGTTTATCACGCCTGTTCATTAGACCAAATCAGAATATTTAACCGTGCGCTTACAGATGCAGAAGTACAGCAATTAGCCGGCGGATATGGGCTTGATGCATCAAGTGTAGGTAATCACTTCAATCCTGTTGGCCTACAGTCTGTGGATGTTGTTCTGGATACCCCTACGAATAACTGGTGTACATTCAGTCCAATACAAAACACATCCGCTACAACAAGTCAGGGCAATCTCGGGGGCGCACATTCTGGGAGTTCATGGGCTTCTCTGATTGGCACTATTGGTGTTTCAAGTGGAAAATGGTATTGGGAATCATGTAATGTTTCCTCCAGTACAAACTATGTCATGGTTGGCATTTGCAAGGTTGAGGAGACACATGATGCATTTGCATCTCATGTAGGTTCTGCCGCAGGGGGCTACGTCTATTATAATTATAGTAGTGGTAGCACTGGGAGCAAATACAACAATAATACAACTTCCAATTATGGTGACAAATGGACAACTGGAGATATTATTGGTGTTGCCCTTGATTTAGATGCTGGAACAATAACTTTTTACAAAAATAATGTAAGTCAGGGCGTGGCATATAGCAGTCTTTCTGGGACGTTTACCGCAGGTCAAAGTTGGTGGACGGCTGACTCTATAGTTAATTTTGGTCAAGATAGCTCATTTGCTGGCACGAAAACGGCTCAAGGCAATGCAGATGATAACGGTATAGGTGACTTTTACTATAGCCCGCCATCTGGACATTTAGCTTTGTGTACATCGAATTTACCTGACCCTGCTATTGACCCTGCAAAAAATGAACAGCCATCAGACCATTTCAAGGTTCTCACATACACTGGTGATGGCGGTACAAATAGAGCGTTGACGGGGGTAGGATTTGCCCCTGATTTTGGATGGTTTAAAGATAGAGCTAACACATCTTCCTATGTCATGGTTGATACTCTAAGAGGAACATCAACATATAGAACTTACATAGGAAGTGATAATAATAATGGAGATGATTTAACTTACAGTGGCCCGTATATAATGGTCAAAACTATGGATTCAGACGGTTACACGCTTTCCACAACAGGCGGCACAAATACGAATGGGTCTGGCAGGGCTATGGTTTCTTGGAATTGGCTGGCTGGTGGGGAATCCCCAACAAAAACATATACAGTGAAGGTTGTTTCAGATAGCGGCAATAAATATCGGTTCGATGATTTTGGGTCAAGCGCGGTAACTCTCGAATTGCAAGAGGGTGGAACATATATCTTTGATCAGTCTGACAGCAGTAATGCTGGACATCCGCTGAGGTTTTCTACTACCTCAAACGGCACACACGGCGGCGGCTCAGAATATACAACTGGTGTGACTACCACAGGCACAGCAGGGTCAGCGGGAGCAAAAACGACCATCGTTGTAGCCGCTAGTACACCGACCCTTTACTATTACTGCACACAGCACTCAGGCATGGGCGGTCAAGCTAACACTAGTGACTTTAACCACGGATCAAGCAACTTTGATGGGGCTATACAATCCCTCGTTTCTGCTAACACAAAAGCAGGGTTTTCTATTGTAACTTGGACTGCGAATGGCAGTACAAATGATACAATTGGCCATGGTTTGGGTGGAAAACCTGATGTCGTAATTTACAAAAACTTAAACGCTTCAGGAAATTGGCACTTTATCTTTGATGGCGTTGATGGAAGTGAGGACTATCTTCATTTAAATGATGATGCTCCAGCTTCAAATCTTGATTCAAGTTACACTGGCATTCAAGGAACGTCTACAATTCACAATTATGGCTACACTAACGGGACTACAATGGTCGCGTATTGTTTTAAAAATCGTGAAGGGTATAGCAAATTTGGGTATTATGAAGGCAACGGAAACAGTAGCTCGCCGGTACAAGGGCCGTTTGTTTTTCTAGGCTTCAGGCCAGCTTGGGTTATGATAAAAAGATGGGAAGGCACAGATGCGTCATGGGCTATATCAGACAACGGAAGATCAACATTTAATGAAATAGCCAATACATTATGGGCGGATGCCAATTCTAGCGAATCAACAATTAGTAATGACTTAAACATAGATTTTTTGTCAAACGGTTTCAAAATTAGAGACTCTGATGGTTATTATAATGCAATCAATGTAAAGTATGTTTTTTTAGCATTTGCGGAACAGCCGTTTAAATTTTCAAATGCTCGATAGGAGATAGAGATGCCGTGGAAATACAATAACAGAATCATTCGCGCTGGTAGGGCGTGGGCTAACGATGACGGGATACAGCACCCAGCCAACTGGATGATCTGGTCTGACGAGCAGAAAACTGCGGCAGGGCTAACCTTTGAAGCTGACCCCGCCCCTTACGATAACCGCTTTTACTGGGACGCTAACACGCCGAAAAACATTGCGGACGTTAATGAGGTTGACAGTAATGGCGATCCTGTGTTGGGCAATGATGGCAATCAGCTAGTAACGCTGGGCCTCAAGAGCCAGTGGAAAGCCATTATCAAGAAGCAGGCCGCTGGCAAGCTGGCTCCTACAGACTGGTATATTGTCCGTGAGGCTGAGGTTGGCACGGACGCTCCCCAAGAAATTTTATCTTATCGGGCAAACGTGCGTACTAAGTCGGGCCAGATAGAAGCGGCTATAGACGGCGCCGCAGACCACGCCGCATTTATGGCTCTTTTTGATGCCACATTTGATGACCTTGGCAACCAGACTGCACCCGCTCCTATCAACGACTGGCCTGACGAGTTGTAAGCATGGATGTGGACGGCATGATGTTCTGGAACATTGTGTTAACGCTTGTAGTGGCTCCGGCTCTATGGGCTTTTAGGCAATTATATGGAGAAGTCAAACGACTTCAGATCCTGCTCAACCAGACCCGCGAATCGTATGCGCGGCGTGATGATGTGCGTGAGGATATGGGGCTCCTATTAGCTCACCTCAACCGCATAGAGGACAAGATAGACAAAGTTCTGACAAAGTAGAGGGGCGCAATGATTGATCCGGCAAC